AAATAATCCACTCGCCAATGCGCCGTGCCTGGCCGCGGCTGGTGCAGGCAAAGGCGCTGATTTCAGTTTTGATGACGCCATATTTGGCGATGTTTTCAGCATCTTCAACTACCTCAAATACAGTGTCGCGTAGTTCCAAGTCGAGGTAGCTGACTACGGCAACATTGGGCCGCGTCTTGAGGCTGCTGTTGCTGTAGCTGAAACCTTCCTCTGTGACGTTCGCCAGCGTGAATAGGTAGGCCGGATCGACGGGCTTATCTTGGGCAACGGTCAGCGAGCCGAGGCCCCAGTAGGGCATCACGCGGAACACGCTGCACATATCGTTGATCAGCTTGTACGCATCTTCCTGCGTTTGGATGTTGCAGTTGCAGGAGAAGCGAGGCTCGTAGCCGCCGAAGCCATCCAGCACCAGCTCAGAGGCATATTGAGACGCGGAGAAAAATGCAAACTTATCTAGGCTTGCGGCGGTGATGTGCTCACCAAATCCGTACCTAGTGCTGGTTAGCAGATCCCACAAGATCCATGCTGGGTCGCTAGTCCATTGTGCAGCGCCAAACGTGCCATTCCAGACGCCTGCGTAGGTGATGCGGCCGTTGGTTTGATCGACGGTTGCATTGCTGGGTACAACTACCTTGACGCCACGCACCCGATAGCTGCGGCTGGGGATGCTGTTGAACTGCTCGGCATCGATGCGGATGCCAACCAGTGCGCTGTTGGGGTAGGCGATCTTGGCGTAGATGATTTCTGTGTAGCTGGACCAAGAGAACTCATTGGCCAGCCGCAGGTCATTGCTATCTGGCGTGATGCGCGTAACGCGGACATCAACTGGGAACGTGCCAGCTAGGCCAATTAAATAATCGCGCTGGTACAGGTCGCCAGATCGCCCTGCGATGGTGTCGTCGATGACGGTAGTGAAGCCGCCACCGTTGTACTGGATGGCGATTTGCAGCCTGGCCGATTCGCCTACGGTGTCGCCCTCGTTGGTGATGCGCTCCAGGCGTGGCACCGTGATGGTGACGCGGACTGCTTCAGTTTGTGAGTCGGTGATGGTGCGAGTGACGGCACCATCGTTGCGGACCGTTACGCTGACCGGACGTTCATCCTCGATTACACCAGCAAAAGGGATGGCATCTTGATTCTGGGTGCCATTGCGCGTGTAGATCGTGACGTTTTGAAAGTTGAAGGTGCCGTCTGGGTTTTGCAGCGGGGTGTTATTAAGGAAGATGCTTTTGAACCCGTCTTTCAATCCAGCGATCTCGCCTTCGCTGATTAGGTCGATGACCTGGGCGTACTGAGTTGAGTCGAGGCTGTCGGTTGCAGTGGTTGGCGTGCGAGCAGCGCCGCCGCCGCCTTTGCCGCCGCCGCCGCCTGCGCCGATGATCGTCATGCCTGCACCTGCACGGTGTCGATGCCAGCGGAGATGACCACGCTGCCGACGATGGTTTCACCGTAGACGATCGGCAGCGGAACACCTTGCCGTGACGTATTTTGAATGCCGCTGAAGCTGTAGCTCTTGCGCGGATCGTTTTGTGTGTCAGGTCCGGTGGGGATTCGTGGCGTGGGCGTGAGTAGCTGGGAGACGCCACCAAGAACGAGGGTTGCACCTGCAAAGAGAAGGACGCTGCTAAGTGCTACTGGAGCAGCAAGACCAAGTAGTCCAAGAGTTGCGCCACCTGTAAAAAACGCGCCCACGATCAGCAATGCGCCCAAAATAATCCGCCCCGTTGCACCACCAGCGCCAGCCATCACGGGCACGATCTTGATTTCTTGCTGGCCGGCAGGGTCGTGGAGCTCTTCTAGATCAAGGTCGTAGGTGCCGACACTTACGCGATAATGCTGGTCAGCCATGTGGCGCTCCAGTGCGGGCCAGTTCGCAACTAGGAAGCGCACGGCTTCAGCGGCGGTTGCTACGTCGGCTTCAAGGATGCGGTGGCCGACAAACTTGGCCAGCTTGCCGTACAGCTTGATCTTACGCAACATGACGCAACCTCCTTCCAGTACATTTTAGTAGCCAGCCACCTCCGTAGAGGTCGCGAGATGACAGGCGCTGCTGGAGGTGATGCAGGATCATCTGATCGCCTAGGTAGACCGCGCAATGGTTGAGGCCGGTGCTGTTGATAGCCATCAGCAACAGATCGCCAGGCTCCACCTCTTCGTCTTCCTCTAGCTCGCGGAAGCCGGTTTCCTTCCAGCAGCGGTCAAAGTATGGCTCCGCCTGGAACTGCTCAGGACTGGCGCAGCGTTCCCAGTCGCGTAGTGCGATGCCATTCTCGGCGTACCAATCCCGCGCCAAGGTCCAGCAGTCGTGGACGCCCCACACCCACTCCCGGCCAATTAGCGGCGCCTTGTACCCCGATGGCGTGCATTCGCCCCACTGCCCGGTTTTGGGATTGACGATATGCCACGGCAGTTCGCTGGTTTCGCACGCTGCTAGGTCCGCCGGTGATGGCGTTGGCGGCGTGACGGGATGGCTATGCACGATGGCGACGATCTCGCCTTGGTCTTCAGCATCGGCCCAGTCGGCAGGGTCTAGTAGGAAGAATTGATTTGGGCTGGATGCAAGGTTGCGGCATGGCACATAACGCTTGCGGCCCTTGATGATGACCAGCAGGCCACACGCCTCGCGTGGGTCTTCAGCTTGTGCGTGTTCTAAGGCTGTGGCTTGCCAGGTCATGATTACACCGTGTACTGGCCCACACCCGGAAAACTCCCGAACGGTAGGTTTGCGTTGGCCCTGAATGTGTAGGACTGGTCAGTCGCAAAAAATGTATAGGTGGCTGATGAGATGGCAGTGGGAATGTAAAAAGTCCAAGTGGTATTAGTAAACAAAGGTTTTGTTCCTGCGTTCTGATTCAAGGTCGCGACGGTAGAGCGTATAACTTTTTTTAAGGAACTGTCAAATCGTGTTTGATTTAACACGTTAATTATTTGGCACCTTCGTGAAAGCGGCATAATTGAACCTACTACATACCATCCAACAGTTAATGGAGTGCCAAACGTAAACGCTATTAGACTTCCTCCTATTGTTCCAACTGCAGACGCAACTGGTGTAACGAGTCCATCTAAGTCGGCGGGCGAGCTGAGCGTAACCGTAGTGCCGGAAACCGCAACCACCTGTGCGCCGGCTGGTAAGTAATTGCCTGATACAGTCATGCCAGGAGCTATGCCAGTGGCACTGGAAACCACAATCTGCGTGTAGTTGCCTTGGATGGTGCCAGTTGTCACCACGTTTGTAGTGGCGGTGGCGTTCTGGCTCAGCGTCACCAGGGCACCGCTCACGCTTGCAACGGTCGTGCCAGCGGGCAAGCCAAAGCCTGTAACCGGATCACCCGCGCTGAATGAACTGACCTGCGTAAGCGTGAGGATATTGCTGCCGAGCGTAACTGAGCCAGTGCGGTACTGCTGCTCAAAGCGCAGCTCACAGCTGCTTAGCTGCTTGCCGCAGGCGTCTTCAGCCAGTGTTGCAACGGGCTGGTTGTTGGTGTTGAAGTATGCGTTACCGGCATAGCCGCACTCGGTGCCACGATATTTCCACTGGCATACGTTGCTGACGCATTGACGCTTGGGGGCTCGCACAGAAATTAAATCAAATACTGCTGCGAGCTCAAACTCGATGACGTCGCGGGTTTCAACTACCTTGCGGTCGATGTAGTAGATCTCCCGCGGGAACTCTGCCGTGGGATCTTCGGTTGGGTTGGTTGGGTCTAGCAATATGGAGCTGCCATCTTCCAGCAGCAATGCAAAGCTATCTTCTGTTAACAGGATGTCGCCACTGTCTGGGAAGTTTGCGCCGTCTAGGTACCGCCCTAAGGTGCGAATGCGCGTCACCTTGGCGCCTTCTAGACCGCTTGGTAGCGTCAGGATTAGTGCTGTGATGGTGCCAAAGATATTGCTAATGCGCAGCTTTGGCCGTGGCAATTGCCCTTGCCCGCTGTACTCAAACCCCTCTGCTTCAAGGGGAAAGCGCATGTACGCTTGGCTATTCCATATAATGTCGCCGTTGTTGCCCGTTGCATTGACGCCAGCGTGGAAGTAGTAGGTTTCGTTTACGCCATGCTGCGCAGCATTTAGCTCTAGCTCAAACAGCTCGATAATTGCGCCGGGCGCAATCGCCTGCAGCGCACTAACTGGTACGGTCACGGTTCAAATACCTGCATGAAGGTAACGTCTACCTTGCTGCGCTGAAACTCAAATAGCTCTCGGGTCCAGCTTGGGCAAGTCCACTTGTAGGTGTTGGCATCGCCTGGTGGGCTCCAGTCAAAGCTAGCGGCATCAGCGGCGCGGGCATCAAGGAATGCTTCGATGATGTCGGCGTCGGCGTCGCTGACGCTAAAGCTAAGGTTCCATTCCTTAGGGTTTTGGTTGAGTCCGAAGGTGACACGCTGCTGGTAGCCATCACCAAACTGAGCGGTGCGAATCTTCGGCTGACTGCTTTTAGTGGCCGAGTAGGTCGGCTCGTATTCAGGGAAAGTAGCCATTATGTGAGCAGTCCTCCAGGGCGTTTCTGTTTGACCAGCTCTTGCTGGATAGCAGCAGCGATCAATCGACCGAGCTGCTTGCCTTCTTGCTCGTCGCCTTCTACCTTACTACCGCTGGCGTCTACGTTCACGACTACGTTGACGCCACCGCCGCCCATCTTATCGTTAGCGACGATCGTGCCACTACGGCCTGGTACAAACAACTCAGGGCCCCGCTCGCCCACCATGTAGGTTTGGCCGCTGGATACCGGGCCGCCGTTGGCACGGGCCTTAAATGCGCCGGAGTAATTTGTGGCCCCCGGCAATGACGGCACCATTTGCGCTGGTGAGCCAGGCTTACACATGCTGCT